TGTCGGGGTGCATACCTTCCTCGGCTGGGATGAGCAGTACGGCAAGGACTACACCGAGCGCGACGACTTGAACAACACACTAAACGAAGATTAACAATGATCGACTTCCTCAAATCAATCGGCATCAACCTCGGCCTAACCATCGCCGGCTTCTTCGGCGCACTACTGCTTGCCCCAAAGATGAAAAACTGGAAAATGCAGCTGATCGCAGTACTTAGCGGCACACTATCTGCCACCTACATCGCGCCTGTGATCATCGGCATCCTGAACATTAAAGCGCCGAACATCGAGTACGGCCTCGCCTTCATCGTCGGCTTTTCAGGCGTCAAGATCACGGAGGTGCTGGAAGTGCGAATCTTGAAGCTACTCAAGACACCAACCAAACCATAGCCATGAAAATAACCCGACACGCAGCGAATGTTCACACCTTCGACTGCGAAGGGAGGGAGGCGGAGTTTCTGCTCATCAGCGACCTGCACTGGGACAACCCGAAGTGTGATCGCGACCTGCTAAAGAGCCACCTCGACGAAGCCGTGCGCAGAGGCGCAAAGATCATCATGAACGGTGACACCTTCTGCCTGATGCAGGGGCGCGGAGATCCACGCAGGGGCAAGGATGAGATACGACCGGAACACAACAAGGGCAACTACCTCCAAGCCGTCGTAAACGACGCGGTGAACTGGTTCAAGCCATACGCTAAGCATATCGCGCTGATCGGCTACGGCAACCACGAGACAAGCGTGATCCGCCATGTCGAGTTCGACGCATTGCAGATGTTCGTCACGCTGCTAAACCACGATTGCAAGACCGACGTTCAGCTTGGCGGCTACGGCGGCGCGATCCTGTTCGGCTTCACGCATAGTCCTAAAGCGAACCACCGGACACGCTTTGCGATGCACTACTACCACGGTTCAGGCGGAGGCGGCCCAGTGACCAAAGGCGTCATCCAAGACCAGCGAATCATGGCGATGGTCGAAGGCTACGACTGCACGTGGCAGGGTCACGTTCACGAGCTGTACCACCACATCAACGTCATCACATACCTCAACCGAAGCGACTATATAATCAAACAACGGCCTCTGCACCAAATTCGTACAGCGACATACAAGGAGGAGTATCAGGGAGGAGTTGGTGGCTTTCACGTTGAGCGAGGCAGGCCGCCGAAGCCGCTCGGTGGATACTGGATGAAGCTTAAGCTGATGCATCTTAACACCAAGAAGATAGACACCCGCGTCATTGATGCGACGTTTACGACGACCAGCACCCGATAGGGTGCAAGTGATGGCAATATGCGGCCTTATGTACCTTATAGGGTACAAAATGGTGGCCTTTTGTCCCTTATAGGACGCACAAAACAAGGGCAAATGATGTCTATTTTTGCGACAAAATCAGGCCAAATGCGAAACATCAAGTACCTCGTCGTCCACTGCACTGCGACACCTCAATCAACGACGATTGATTCCATTCAAAACTACTGGCGCACCAATCTGAAATGGAAGTCACCGGGCTATCATAAGGTCGTGAAACCCAACGGCGAAGTCATTACCTTGGCTGATGATGAAACCATCTGCAATGGCGTTGCTGGCTACAATTCGCTAAGCCTCCACGTCAGCTACATCGGCGGCGTAGACAGCAGAGGCAACCCGGTAGACAATCGCACCCAAGGGCAAAAAGACGCGCTGTCACAAGTCTTACACAAATGGCGCGCCAAGTACCCAGCGGCCAAGATCCTCGGCCATCGCGACTTTCCGAAAGTAGCCAAAGCCTGTCCATCCTTCAATGCTGCCCAGGAGTACGCTCATATTTAGCTTGCTGCTTTTCGCTTGCTGCCGCAAACCCGCGGAGGTGATCCGCACCAGTGCTGTCGTGCATACGGATCGGCAGGTCGTCACCGCTGGAAGCTTGACCGAGTTAACGCTCCCTGACCTCTGCGACAGTGCTGGAATCGTCCGCCGCTTCGCATTGCGTGATAGCACAAAAACAAGCGTTCTAAGCGTCGCAAATTCAGGGACTGGCATTGTCATCCGTCTGCGCAGAGATACGGTCGTAGAGCGGCTTATTTTGCGCGATACGACAATCGTAGAGCGCACCGTTGTCGTGCAGCCGAAGAAGCGCAAAAGCAGGTGGCCGATACTGCTTGTCGGGGCGATTTTGGGACTGCTCGCCAGCGTCGTTTTGTTCGCGCGTTTGCGGTGACGGCGGAAAATCAAGGCTTGTAAATCGTGGGCGTTGGACAAGTTTTGTCCAAAAGTGCGTTTGCGCGCTAAAAACGCAGAAAAAAAATTAAAAAAAGTTTGGTTTGTATATATATATGTATGTATATTTGCATATACCAAACCACCAAAAAACACACATTATGTACAAAAGATCATTCAAAGGCTACTACGCCGACCTCACACCCGAACAACGTGCAGCGAAAGAGCAGGCGCGTAAAGAGCGCGAAGAGAAAGCGCATATGCGCCGTGTTGCTGAAATGGAAAAGCTACGCGCCAAGTCCAAGTTCAACTACGCAACTGCCGGCGGATCATTCGTGCCAACACGCGAGCAGTACGACGCGGCAATTCAGATGGAGCGCGCAGGCATCAACGTGATGCAGGCTACAGCATTGCAGGGCGCTTACCTTGCGCAGGCGAAAGTCAGTCACGACATCATCCACGTCATCAACGAGTACCGCCGTTCACTTACAACCCTATAAACCAACAAACCAATGAAGAGCCTAATCGGATTTGCTACGCAGTTTTATACCCTGTGGAGCGTTGAAGAAGTCCCGGTTTATGTCACCAATTCCTATGGCCAGCACTGGCTCGCTCGTGTTGATGAACGATTTACCTACCACAAAAACATTTCCAAGTCGCTGGAAGAAGTGCGCCGCCAATACCCTACACTTACTCTTGATGCAGAGTTGCGTGGCAAGACGACGAGTTTTTACCGTGAGGGCAAGAACCAACTGCCTGATTATATTTTTAGCAAAGGCAAGTACGCGTATCAACTGATTGCTGATGTAGCCAAAATGGACTGGCAATATGTTTTGTGGACCCACGATGTGAATATGGGCAACCACGCCTCACACATTGAAACCCTACCACAATGGAATGAGCATAAAGCTAAATTGGAGGCCAAAGCAAAGCAGAAGAAGGAGGCCGATGATGCCATCCACGCAATTATACCTATCGGCCAACCCATAACCATTTACGGATTATCTAACGGTTACAATCTTGAAAGCGATTCCGACACCATTGTAAGCGTTTGGTTTAGGGCAGAGGTGGCTGGCATTGATGGCGATATTTCAGTCCATTGTAGCAACGCCCACTTCGTGGGCGGCATGTATCCATACATCATGCCCATTATCAATGGTAAGGCACAAAAGACCAAAAACAAAACCATCATCGTTACACCAACAGGCTTGAGGGTGTATGAAAATGGGGGCATAGCGATTTGGATTGACCCCCTTACATCGGAATACGGCCCTTCAATAATTTATTAGTCCACTAACCCTATAAACCAAACCAACCTATGAATCACGACATCATCACCCACACGCCAATCACGATGGACAACGGTAATATCGTTAAGGCGTACATCCACAAGCTGCCGAGCGGCATGTACGCGATGCACGCCGACTATCCGTTCCAGCCGAACAGCAACTCGACGAGAACACGTCAAATTGTAGACGCACTTTTCCGCAGCCAACACCGCGACTGGTTTCGCTTCATCCGCTTCCAACGTTCTTCAACTCCCCTTCCAATGCCTAAACTCAACAACCAATGAAACACACCTTCACCCTTGACGCGTGGTTTGCTCACATCCGCAAGCAACTGCGCACGACACCAACACCGACAAATGCGGAAATCAAACAGCCACTGCGCTTCGACTGGGCGTTGTATGGCCGCATCCTTCAAGCTAAACATCTAACCAACTAAACCCCAAACCAATGATTCAAATCACACCATTTCCCAAATTGCACCTTGCCGCTTCAAACGACAAGATTCGCGAAAACCTAAACTACATTCAGTTTAAGACACTGCCAGCAGGTAACCAAGGCAGGGAAGGTTTGTATATGGCCGCCACCGATGCGCACATATTAGCGTGGACACCTGTGGACTTTTATGTCGAAACGACTGACCTACCCGCTGAATTTTACATCCACAATGTTCAGTTCAAAAAGCTGTGCCAAAGCAAACTTCAATATGTAACCTTCAACAAAGAATCGCAGGTAGTATTGCTTCACGACAAAAACGGTGACGTGTATGACACGATGTTGTATATGAATGCAGAAGCCTACAATTATGTGCATAGATACCCTGACTATGCCTGCATCATTCCAACGCAGGCAACCGAATTGAACAACGGCCAATTCCACATTGATGCCAAGAGGCTATCAGATGCAATGCAGATTTTCGCAGTCGGTAGTATAACTATGAACTTCCGCACCGATAAACGCGCCTGCGTTATGAATTACAGAGACACCGAAGACAAAGGTGAACTGCAAGTTATTGTAATGCCAATCATTAAATTCTAAACCCCAAACCAATGACAACCCTAATCAACAAACTAACACCACAAGCACGCGCCAAGATGGACGCGATGGATGCTGAACAAAAAGAACGCCTGACGTGGTGGCTCACGCGGAGCGAGTACGTCCACGAAACACCGTACTACGCGGTGATTAGCATTTGTATGAATTTCAGAATCCAGACTGACGATTTTTACAGCCTATTCGAAATATTATGAAAGCCCTGACCTACACCGCGTTCCTATTGATGACCTGCTTCATCTGCGCCATCCACACGGACGAAGGATGGTGGTACTTCACCGCATACGCGCAAACATTCATATTTATTTATATATTTGCACGTCTAAACAAACACGATGAAAAACACAACCAAAACAAAAACCGTTAAACCCCTTATGCAACTTACTTCCGTTTACTGCGAGGCTGACACCCTCACCCTATGCCGCGCGCGATTTGGCAGCATCCGCGCCGCGTTGAACTTCGCTGCCAACCAACCAACTAAACCAACAAAAAATGCACCAATTCAAAACAACGAACATTAAAGGGAAACCCTACGTCGAAGTAGTCGAGCGCCTCAAATACTTCCGCGCAAACTTCGCCGATCACTCCCTCACCACCGAAGTCGTGCAGCTGACACCCGACTTCTGCGTACTGAACGCGATAATAACCGATCCCAATGGCCGCATCGTCGCCAGCGGCATGGCGCAGGAAGACCGCACCAGCAGCGCGATAAACAAAACCAGCTACGTCGAGAACTGCGAATCCTCCGCATGGGGCAGAGCGCTCGGCAACTTCGGCATCGGCTTGGAAACAAGCATCGCATCAGCGGAGGAGCAGGCAATGGCACTCAGCAAAGAGCAGATGCTGAACGACATCCGTATGCAGTACCACCACATGCTGTGCGAAAAAGTACCCGATCTCAAGCAACGATTCAAGCTGGAGGCACGCGAGAACTGGGACATCGCCAAGTACGAATCAGGCTTAAAATATTTATCCACCCTTTAACCCAACACAACCATGAACAACGAAACAATCACCTTCACCCCACTGCCAAAAAAGGCAATGACAGACCAACAATTCAAGCTTGAACTAAGCAAGTTCAGCATCAAGCAACGCGAGGAGCGCAGCCGCTTCGCCTTCGAGCAGTACCAGATGAAACTGCGTTTTAAGGCATCGCAGCTGAAGGACAGAGAGGCATTCATCAACGCACTGAAAGGAGGCGACCAATGCTGACGCTTCCAACAAACATCGACAAAGCCGAAATAGAGGCGTTTGTTAATCACGTCACCGCTGAAGTCATGGATGGCCACGTCGATCCGCTCTCCGTTCACATCCGCTGCAAGGCGGTTGTGAAGGCGCTGGAGAGCATCATCGAGCGCACCGAAGAGCTGGCGAAAGACACAGCCGCGACCTACGGCAAGGGAGAGTTTAAGTTCCACGGTGCAAGCGTTCAGCTGCGCGAGCCGCGCGACATGCCAGACTTCAACCACGATCCAGTCTGCGTTGAACTGGCAGACCGCCTGAAAGCACGTCACGAATTAGTTAAGACCGCGTTTAAGATGGCAGACACCGCCGCCATCGTCGATCCGAACACTGGCGAAGTTGTGCCGGTAGTACCAGTGAAGCCAGCCAAGACCACTCTAACTGTAACCTTCCGATGAGCCTTGAAGAACGCGTGGAAGCGATGGTATCGCTATCCCACAACAACATGCAGCTTGGCAAGGTCGTGACGCTCGTTGGCCAGCTATTCCAGAACGTATCGCCTGAAGTTTCGGCGCGCCTCTACCCGGTCTGGGCGGAGGCGTACCGAAGCGCACTGCAAGACATGCAGAACGCATACAACCTTGGAGTGACCGAACAGCGTACCAAGTGCGTCGCAATGATGTCCAAACTAAACCAAACCAACCAATGAAAACCTTCAAAAAGTACCTCCATTCCGTTAATGCCTGCCAGACCGCCATTGATTGGGCTGGCGATAAAACAATTGAACAGGTCGTAGCCGACTGCCATCGTGGCGATTGGCTGCTATGGCTGGCAAAAAAATGCGGCGTCGAATTACAACCGCTGACCCTTGCCAAGGCGCATTGTGCCAACACGGTGCGACACCTTATGACTGACGAGCGCAGTATTAAAGCCGTAGATGTTGCCATAGCTTTTGGCCAGGGTAGAGCGTCGCGGGATGAATTAGATACCGCTGCCCATGCCGCTGACGCTGCCCGTGCCGCTGCCGCTGCCTATGCCGCTGCCCGTACCGCTGCCTATGCCGCTGCCTATGCCAATCGGCAGCAAACCGCTGACATTTGCCGCAAGTACATCGGTGATTTGATTCTTGAAAAAGTTAAC